ATGGAGATAGATATTGCAAACATTATTAGTGCTGCCGGAACATTGCTGGCAGCTTATTTCGCCTATAATCAGTATACCAAAAACAAGCTGACTGATTTGAAAGTGGAATATTTTAAAAAAGAGGAGGAAAGAAGAAGTTACCACCGCAGCGAGAACTCCGCCAAGGTGTTCGGTGAGCTGTGGCGTGTACTTTATGAAACGAAAGCAGACAGGGTATATATCGTACAACCCCATCCTTTGGGGCATATAGCTTTTCTTTCGGTGCAATTCGAGGTAAAACGAAAAGGTATAGCTGGAATGCGTGAAAGCATTCAATCACTTCCCATGAGTGAAGTGGCTGTTTTTGCAGAAAATCTCGCAAAGAATCTTTTCATATTCTATTCAGATATTGATAATCAGGTTAAGGATAAGGTTGCCAAATCTCTATTATCAACAAATGGATGCAACAGCGTCGCTATTAAACGGCTTAATTCATCTCAAGATTGGGTTGGAAATATCTTTTGTGAGTTTACAGATGAAACGGATTTGAATGAAGATGAACTTCATAAGGTATTGCATGAAGCAGCGGTTAACATACAATATATCCTGCCGGAATTCAAAGAAAATAAAATCGAATAATTATAATTAATGAGTAATATGGCTGACGTAAGAAAACTTGTACCGTTTATACTGAAATGGGAAGGCGGTTTTGTAAATGACCCTGACGATTTGGGAGGGGCTACCAATATGGGCGTGACTATCGGAACCTATGAGGCATATTGCCGAAAGAAAGGATATTCCAAGCCTACAGTTGAAAGATTGAAAAATCTCACAAAAGAGGAATGGACGGAAATCTTGAAAACCATGTACTGGGACAGATGGAAGGCTGATGAGATAAAATCGCAATCAGTTGCTGATATATTGGTTGATTGGGTCTGGGCATCCGGTGCGCACGGAATTAAGATTCCTCAACGCTTGCTTGGTGTTACGGTGGATGGCATTGTAGGTCCCAAGACCATTGCCGCAGTTAATTCCCGTAACCCGCGTGAACTGTTTGACCAGATCAAGATTGCGCGGTTTGATTTTATCGAGGATATATGCCGGAAACGCCCAGCAAACAACAAGTTCAAACGGGGGTGGATGAACCGCATAAATAATATCTCTTATGTTGGCTAAGGTTATGAACTGGGTAAGCCGGCATATATTGCTGGCTCCCTTCATGTGTCTGTTCCTGCTATTCGGATCATGTGGCAGCTCGCATAAGGCTGTCAAATCCGACACGGAAGTAATCAGGAAGGACAGCACGAGTGAATCGGTCAATATCGTACATGGGTCTGCTACTTCTTTGAGCGAACTCATTACCACTAATGGCAGCTATGTAATTGATTTCCGTATCTATGATACCCGAAAACCGCCCGACAGTCTGATCGGGAAATCTCCGTTACTGGCAGATGGGCAAATAGAGGGAAATTTCAATCAGGCAAAAGACAAGAAATCGGTTATAAACGATACTATAAAACTCAATGCCGACAAGAAATGCTCTTCCGATATCCATGAGAAAGAGTACACTGAAATGATGAAGGATAAAAGAGAATCCAAACTGCTTGAACAAATAGTTCTAGCATGTGTTAGTGGGGCAGTTCTTGTTGTTATCGTACTGGCGGTGGTCAGACGACAACGTGGAAACGATTTCTTATAATAAGACTTTAAATTTATGATTAAGACTTCCCTGCTTGTGATAAGTCGGGAAGTTTTTTTATTTCCATGAACAAATAGGTTTTGCCTGTGTTTGTGTAACCGTACTGATTATTGTTGCGCTGTTGGCGAAAAGACATTGGCGTAATAATGATTCCTCATAATAAGGTTTTTAATTCATAAGTTGAATACTCTGGCTCGTGATGAGTCGGGGTATTTGTTTAAATACAATTTCCCAATTGGATTACACAATCAACTGAAAAGAATAGAATTTTGCGTATCTTTGCCCTGTGATTTTGGAGTAGAAGCCAATCTCGTAATAAAAGTTTGGGAGGGGTGTCGTAATGCACGATGCCCCTCATTTTTTGTAATACGTAATAATGTGACAACAAATATTTTTAGAAATAGGCAAATCCCTTTGAACAAATCCATTGGTATCTTGTTCAATAAAATGTGAAGTAGATTGTCAAAAACGAAACTAACCTGAACCGTTCCTGCTTGTGATAAGTAGGGACGGTTTTATTTTGATAATATTTTTGTTAAAAGATAACCCATGAATTATATATTCCTTTATTTTTGCATACTATTAACATCAACTTATGTATCATGGCTGAAAAAGAATCTTATTCCGAAGAGGAATTGAATGAAATGATCGTATGGTTCAACAACCATGCTGATGAACTTCCCAAAGAAATGCAGATTAACAAAGCGGCTTTTACCCCGGATTTGAAACTTACTGTTGAAAGTTGTATCATGCAGGCTAAGCAATGTCTGGGTAACTATAAGATGGCCGGAGCTTTCCGGATGCTCCAACAAATCAAAGCGAAGATTGAGGATAATAAATAAAATCTCATATTTTACTTTTTTTAGAATATCAAGCGGGCCAGTGACGGGTAACCGCTTGATATCTGCTTACTAAAAATCTCCTTGATAATTTTTTATAAGATCATTGGCTTCCTGTATATCATGAGGCGTGTAAATATCTGTCATCAATATACTGCTGTGACGAGCTTGGTCACGTACGCTTAACACATCATAATGTCGTAACATATTCGTTATACCTGTATCTTTTAAGGAATAAAACTTATATTGGGCGGAAAGCTTTAAATCTTTTCTGAGATGATGTGCCCACCAGTCCCGGAACATTTTTTCAGTTCTTTTTGTTTTACCGGGACGAAAACCGTCAGAGAATAAATAATAATCACCGGGATTGTTGAAAATGTGCAGGTCCAACATGAGATGTATGACTTTTGATGGTAATGTAATAGTGCCATCTTTGCGATTTTTTGATATATTGTCTGATACGAATATTGTTTGCTTTTTCAAACTTATATCGTTTAATCTCAATCCTACCATTTCCGCCGGTCGGATAAAACAATAGTATAGAATATAGCTTGCCAGCAACATATAGGGGTTATGGCTCTTTAAGTAGTCGCTCACTTTTGCAAGTGTTTCCGGTGGCAGGATGTTGCGTAGCTTTTTTTTCCCTTTTCTTCCCAGACTACTGATCCCGGCTGTTGGATTCTGTGTTAAATAGTTATGGTTCAGACAGAAGGTGGAAAAAGACTTCAAAAAACCGAGATAGTTATCGCGCGTAAATGCAGTGTTATCCCTAGTTATATACACTTCGTCAAGCAGCATAACACAAAAATCCTTATCAAATTGGTAAATGTAGGTGATAGGGACCTTTTTCTCTTCATTGAAGATTTCCATATTACGAAGGTAGGAGCTATAAGATTTGATCGTTTCTTGTCGGTATCTCCCGTCCCTTTGCATTTTGGCGAGAAAAGTGCGGTATTTGTCTATTACATCTTTGAACAGTAGAAAGGCGTTGCCGCATTCTTGCTCAATCCAAGGATTCCATCCTGTTGCGAGCTTTTCTGATAGTCTGTTGATGCATCCTTTGGCGTATGCCCTTCTTTCCTTAACGGATTTGATGAAGTTCAGTTTGATCTTTTTCCGTTTCATCACTCCGTCAACAGGATTGAATGCGTAAAAGTCAATGTACCAATCTTTCCCCGTATGTAATACAGGTGGTGTGTAACTCTTGATTTCTTGGATTTTGGACAT